TGAAGGAAAGAAAGAAATACGGCTTGAAGAAAGCTCGTCGTGCACCACAGTTCTCCAAACGTTAGTTTTTTGAGAATTTACGAAGTTGCAGAAAACAAAGGAAAATCCCACAAATGCTTATGTTTGTGGGATTTCTTTTTGCTTAAAAGAAAATATAAAACAGTGTAAAAACACACGAAAAAAAACGTATAGGTAACATATAGGTAACGCATAGGTAACACTATATAAGGTTAATCGCGTCTAACAATTCTTGTATATCCAAATGCGTATAAACGCGTTCAGTTAGGGTTTGACTACCAGAGTGTCCTACAATTTTTTTAATAGTTGTCTGATATACTTTAGCAGCAGCCAAGAGGCTAATACAAGTGTGCCGCGTGTCGTGTGGGCGGTGCTTAATATCTAATTCTTTTAATAAAGGTTTCCAGTAACTATCATAATAATTTCTATACCCAAGGTGTGTACCATCTGGCGTACTTAAGAGATATTCGCAATCGTTTTTGTTATACCAATACTCAAAAAACTTATATGTCTTATCCGCGATCGGAACCGCCCTTATACCTGCCTGCGTTTTGGAATGACGTACATTAAACCATTTTTCGTCTAAGTGCACATCTTCTTTTTTTAGTTCCAACAATTCAGAAACACGAACACCAGAGTATATAAGCATAAGTATTACGGTCATATATTCGTTACAACCTACATTATCCCAAACTTTTTGTATTTCATCATCATTAAATGGCGCGCGATCTATCTTATTCGGATTGCCTGCGGCTTTTATGTCTATGTATTCTACAATATTTTTATCTTTGGTTATGATCTCATTGATTACGGCATATTCAAACATTTGACCTAACAAAACTTTTAATTTTCTAAGGGTAGGTGTATTTTTACCGGAATTGTCTACGACGCCTTGCAGGTGCGATAATTTAATATCTATCATACGCATACCATACAGAGAGGTACACAATTTATAAGCGGCTTTATAGCCCTTAACGTTACTTTCTGATACTTCCTTAAATTTTCGTTCAGACCAACGAGCATACACATCAGAAAAAGTAATTTTCGCCGCGTTTACGTCGTAAGGATCCGCGTTGTATTCTGCAAGTGCTTGTAAACCGGCTTGACGGCTAGGGTAGTAGCCTATAATAATTTTCTTTTGTATTGTTTTACCGGTGTCGGGATTTAGTTCCCAACCGTCCGTTTTGGTAACGATCCACGGATTCCGACGATTGCCGCTTAATTTCTTTACAGACCCGTAACCGTTTGGTAGACGCATTGCGCGCCGTTTCGGTTCTTTGTTATCCATAATTACACCAACTTTCTAAAAAAGAGTATAAAAAATAAGCCTACACAAAATATAAGGCTTATGCTATAATCAACTTGTAAAAACAATGGCAATAAGCCTATGTAAGCCGTTCGACGTTGCAGCGCCGGGCGGTTTTAATTTTTGTCTAGTTTTTATAAAATGCAAGTTCTATATTGCAACCATAATTCCTGCCGTCGTCTCCGCCGGTAATTTCCCAATCAACAATCTTAATAGTACAATTCTTATACTTTCTATAAATTTCCCTTGCGAGATCTGCGCTTAAATTTCCTATATCGCTATGATTTCGATCAAGAACAATTCTATATGCAGGTTCGCCGTTGTAATCAAAGTATTCAACACTTAGTGTATCTTTACGACGTATACAACTTAGCGCCTCTTGACGAGTAGAATAGCCGCCCTGTGTTGTTGGATAAGTTACGCCAACAACTTTAGTGTGAAACCTTGTAATTTCAGATGGAGGAGTAATAGCAGGATCGGGAGATAGCGACGCCGCAATATCAACAATCCATCCAACAAAGAATAGACCGCAGGTAAATAAATACAAAATGCCTAAAGCATATTGCCTTTTGTAGAAACGGTAGCCACCACACCAACCAAGCAATACGGCAATTAAAACAGCATTTCTATTTTTGTTATTAACTTCTTTACCATAAATTACCATGTCAAAAACCTCACAATCAATTTTATAATATTCTGTGCGCCCGCCATATAAAGGAGGGATCGCATGATAAAGAAATATATTTGTTTTGATGACCCAATGGTATACATAATATACTACCGGGCAACAAACACAATATATTACAATGTTATGTTTGCTGCTCATACTAAATTATATGTAATAAAATAGCGTAATTGGGGCGGGCGTTAACCAGCGTCGCTACTTTCGGTGTTGATCGGCGGGTAAAGTTTTTCTAATTCCTGCGGATCATCCGGGATGGCGTCGCTATTTTCATTAAAGGCATTAGAAAAGATATTGTAAATTGCCTGCCGTGTTTCCGGATCCAATTCCATAAAACCGCGAATAATTGAAATTTCAACGTTATTTAGAGAATTTGCGGCGGCGTATTCATCTAATGAAAAAGTGGCAGGTGTTACAAACATATCCCCAACGCCATTTCTTAACCAATTCTCATTAACACCAAAAGCAATACAAATAGAATGTATTACCGGATCGCTTGGGTTATTTCTACCCATTTCGTATGTAGCAATGGTATTTTGCTTGGCACCTACTTTTTCGGCAAATGCCTTTTGTGTCAAATGCAATGTTTTGCGAAGTTCTTTTAATCGTTCGTTCATTACATACACCTCACTTTCTAATCGCATTATATAACGGAAATATCGGCACGTCAATAAAAAAATCGCATAATCAACAAAAAACTATTGACACGATATGACTATGTGATATATAATAATCGCATAATCAAGAAAACATACAGTTGCAAAGCGAGAAACTGCGGACGCTATAATGTAGCCCAGCAATGCTGGAGGGTTCCAAGCCCCTAATACAGAGGATAGCACAATATGAAAGAAAAGGAGGCGGCAGTTATGGCAGACGTTTTAATTAAAACAGAGGACAAGCCGGAAGTGGATAATGTAACAAAACTCATTAAGACAATGAGCGAGAGCGAGCAAGATAAAATGCTTATTTTCTTGCAGGGCGTCAAGTTTGCCGAGGCATTGAAGACGCAGCCGGTAACAGAATAGGAGGCGGTAGAAATGGCAAAAGGAATAAGCACGGCGGAGGCTGCGGCGATTATTGGCGCGTCGCCGCAGTTCGTAAGGGTAGCAATGCAGCAAGGAGCATTAAATATAGGATCTTGCGTTAAAATGTCGTCTATTTGGACTTACAATATTTCGTCTAAATTATTAGCGGAGTATACCGGGAAAGATATAGAAAAAGAGTTGGAAATACTACGAGGAGGCAAAGAAGAATGACAGTAAGAGAACACGTAGAAATTATAGATAATCCAGTAGTAATGGCGATTGAGGAAAAAGACGGAACGCAATTATATAAAGGTTATAAGGGATGTTTTGAGTTTAACGAGAATAATAAAGAAATTCAAGAAAGAGAGGTGGCGAAATTTTGTTTAAGAGTAGAGGGAAAACGCAGGACTGACGAAAGGGATAAGCACGTAATTACAGAGTTAAATTGCGGAACGTTTAATTATGCAGACCTGCATATAGCCCTTGTATATGTATATGTTTTGGCATGAAAAAAGCGGCAACCGGGAGAGTTGCCGCCATGCTGCAAACTTGGTATAAAAAGAAAATTTGCAACACCAATAATCTACTAACTATTATACCAAGTTTCGTGCCAAAAGTCAAGGAAAAGGCGCAGAAACAAGCGCCTTTAGGACTTGCTCAAACTATTAACTTTAGGACAGAAACGAGGTGTAAGGATATGCCGTATTACAAAACAGAGATAACGGCAGGAAAGACGGTAGAGGTAATAAAAAGTTATTCCAAGAGAATAGGAGACCATAGACCAAGAGGCGAAAAAGAAAAGCCTACCGCAGAGGAAATGGAGAAAGTGAATAGAAAAAATGCGGAGGCTAAGTTGAGACGCCTCATAAATGCCAACTTTGGTTATGGAGATTATCACTTAGTCTTAACCTACAAGAAAAATTTAAGACCGAATCCGGCAGAGGCAAGGAAAAGGGTAACAAACTTTTTAAGGACTTTGCGCTGGAACTATAAGAAACGAGGCGAGGAGTTAAAGTATATAATCACAACCGAGTACAAAAACAAAGCGATTCATCACCATTTAATACTAAATGGGATAGAGGCAAACGCAAACAAAATTGTCAGGGATTGCTGGAAGTGGGGTAGTCCACACTTCACGCCGCTAGACGATACCGGGCAGTACAAGGATTTAGCGGCGTATTTAATCAAAGAGACAGATAAAACGTACAAGGAGCGCGACGGAGGCGCGAGACAACGTTATAGTTGCAGCCGAAATTTGATAAAACCGGTAGCCAAAATAATGATTGTAAAGAAAGCCGAGAAGTGGTTAGAGGATCCAAAGCCGAAAAGGGGATATTACATAGACAAAGAAACCGTTTACAACGGTGTTAATCCATTTAATGGCAGACCGGTACAACATTACACAATGGTTAAGCTGCCGGAATCTGGCGGCGGGTATGGATAGAATGTTAAAAACCTGCGCGTCGTCTAATAAATACTAGACGAGGAGAGTGTATAAAGTGAAAGTAACAATAGATGTTACATTGGATCATAAAGGCAATCCGAGAGGATCCGGGAAAGCAGAGGCAATACTTATTTTTATTGACCGACAGGGCAAGAGATACGAAAGAAAAGTGACGGCAGCAGTTGAAAACGACACAAAAAACGCATTGGCGCTTAAGATTGCAACGGCAGCACTAAAGATTTTGATTAAGCCCTGCGACGTGGAAATGCATTTAGACAACGAATATGTAAAGAATTGCATTAAAAACGGTTGGTTGGAAGAATGGCGGCAGCGGGAATGGAAGAAAGCCACCGGAAAACCACCGGCAAACGTGGAGTTGTGGAAAGGGCTATATATATCGTTGCAGATTCATAACGTGAGATTTTGTTAGGAGTGAACAAATGGAAGAAAAAACAATAGCACGCATTAAAAAACTGCAAGCATTAGCAGAAAGAGGCGTAGGGGGAGAGAAAGAAACCGCGCAGAGAATGTTAGATAAAATGCTGAAAGAAAACGGAATAACAACGTTAGAGGAATTAGAAAACGAGGAATATGAATATACGTTGTTTTCATATAACGGAAAGCATGAAATCAAACTGCTTAGGCAATGCATTTATAAAGTTATGGGAGCTGATAGCGATAGAACGCCATACAGAACGAAAGGAAAAAGGCAAAAGCTAGGGATCTATTGCACACCGTCGCAAAAAATAGAGATCGAATTAGAATTTGAATTTTATAGAAATATTTTTTATGAAGAATTGCAAACGTTTATAGAGGCATTCATACAAGCACAAGGAATATTCCCGCCGGACGCGCCGCTAGGCAACGGAGAATTAACAGAGGACGACATAAAAATGTTAATCATAGCAGAAGGAATAGAAAGAAAGCAGCGCCACAAAATGATAGAAAGCGAGGAAAAACAAAATGATTAAACGAGGACAGATTTATTTTATAACTTCAAACAGAAAAGAGCAGGGAGCGGAAATGTGGGCGGATCGTCCGGCGGTAATTGTTTCTTGCAACGAATTGGCAGAGACAAGCCCGACTGTGCAAATTTGTTATATGACAACAAGACCAAAGAAAGATTTACCAACGCATTTTATTACCGAAGGGGGGTTAAGACCGTCTACGGTAATATGTGAGCAGGTATCAACGGTAAGTACGGAGCGTGTAAGGCAATTGATTGGGGAGTGTAGCCAAGAGGAAATGCGTTTATTAGATCAATGCTTGCTTAATTCATTAGGGCTTAAGCAGGAGAACGATATAAATATAAGTGTAGATATGGCAAAAATCATAAGGGAAAGAGACTTATACAAGGATCTCTACAAGAGATTGAGCAAAGAAGTTTTAGAAAAGTGAGGTAGTGAGAATGGATAAGGCATTATTAAGCACTGGTAAGGATGATTGGGGAACACCCCAAGGATTGTACGACGCATTAAACAAAGAATTTGGTTTTACGTTGGATGCGTGCGCGGATGAAAGCAATTATAAATGCGAAAATTATTGTACCGCAGAAACAGATGGATTAAAAGCGAATTGGGGGGGGGACAGACCGTGTTTTGCAATCCACCTTATAGTAAAAAGACAAAAAACAACCCGGGGCAGGAGGCGTGGATTCAGAAATGCTATAAAGAGAGCGCAGAACACGGCGCTACTGTTGTTATGCTAATTCCTGCAAGGACAGACACGAAAGCATTTCACGAATATATCTTAGGTAAAGCACAAGAAATAAGATTTATAAAGGGGCGTCTTAAATTTGAGATTGGCAGAAAGGCAAACAAGGAGGCGGCACCGTTCCCAAGCATGATAGTGATTTTTAGAGGCAGCAGTACAACAAAAACAAACGTAGAGGCATACATACAAGAAAAGGAGCAGAAATGATGGAACAATGCGAAGTATTGGGGTGTAATTTACCCGGACAAAGACACCACATAGTATTTAGATCGCAGGGCGGCTTAGATATTCCAATAAATTTTAAGTATTTATGCCCGGAACATCATACCGGGAAGAATAGCCCACACGGCAGCAGAGCGGTAGATCTGAAATACAAAGCAGAGGAGCAAGAAAAGTTATTTTCAATCTTTACAGAAGAAACTTATACAATAAAACAAATTATACAGATGATAGGACATGACAAGAAAAGATTAGAAAAAAAGTTTGAAAAGGTGCGAAATTGTGCAGGAAGTTATGCAAGAGAAGATATTATAAGGGCGCTAATGGGAGGGAGGTTATATTGAGTTTATCAGAATTGATAGTAGAAATGCAGGCGGGAATTGAGCAAAATTGCGAGATAGAGAAAAAAGTATTGCAAGAAATTGCAAAAATAACAACGGCAGGGTTTACAAAACGTGTAGCGGCTACGTTGGAATCTATAAAATATACATACGGTTTTGAGTGGTATATAGATAGGCTGCAAAATCTACGAAAAATTATAGCGGCAGGAGTACCAGAGGAATGCGCGTTAGAGGCAGTACAGAATACGGCGTGGAGCGCAGCCGGTAGCAATAGCAAGGTATACACTTGCGGTAGACAGAAAATATAAGAAAGACGGAGGACAGCAGGCAGACAATGACGGATTTATGCAGATCCCGGATGGTGTAGACGAGGGGTTACCATTTAACTAAACAAGGAGGAATAAAAATGCGTGCAGTATCAATTATTAACTTAAAAGGTGGTGTAGCCAAGACCACAACAACAGTCAATATGGCTTACCTGTTAGCAAAGAAAGGTTATAAGGTGCTTTTGGTGGATAACGACAAGCAGGGAAACGCAAGTAAGGCATTCGGGCTTTATGATCCGGAGGATCACGACAACATAGCACGGGTTATGTTGGAGGGAACGGCGCTTATAGATCTTGCAGCTAGTACAAAATATGAGAATTTAGACATTGTACCAGCTAATATGGATCTTTTGGAGGCTAACTTAAGAGTAATTGCGGACGTATCAAGACCGCAACAGACGAGAATTAAAAAAGCAATCCATAAAATGAGTATTGAAAGAGAATTGCAGGGCAAAGAGCCGACGAGCGCAGCGAAAGAGTACGATTTTATTATTTTCGATAACGCACCGGACGTTAACATGAGCATTATTAACGCACTGGTTGTATCAGACGACGTTATAGTACCGGTGGAGATCGACCAATACAGTTTTGACGGCTTAGATATTTTGTTAGAGCAGGTGGCAGCAGTAAGGGAAGATTTTAACCCGGAATTAAACTTTGCAGGGTGCTTGGTAACAAAGTATAGAAATAGAGAGGATGTGCAGGCGCAGGGCGTAGAGGTATTACAATCCCGCTGCAAAGTATTTAATACCAAGATCAGACGAACAGAAAATAAACCGAAAGAAAGCACGTTTGCAAAGATCCCTTTAGTAGAGTATTCGGTAAGGTGCGGAGCGTCGCAGGACTATAAGAAATTTGTAGACGAATACTTAAAAGAGATCGGGGAGGTGTAAGCGTGAAAACAATTAAGTTTAAGGCAAAATGCCCATACGAGATCGGCGACAAGATCCAATTCGAGAAAGCCGGGAGAGTTAATGAAATGGAAATTACGGATATTATCGCGGAAAAGAGCGAGAAAACCGGCAGGATCAATTTTGTATTAGAATTGGATGGTTGGTATCAATTAGACACAAAGTTACACGAAATAAAAACAACGTGACGTCTAGTATTTATTGGACGAGTGCCCGAGTAGGGCACATATAGGAGGCGAGAAAATGGCATTTGATATTAAAGACTTTCTTAACCCAGAAAGCAAAAAGGAAATGACGGACGATTTTACACTTAAAAAGATACCGGCAGAGAAGTTGCACCCAAGTGAAAAAAATTTTTATGAACTGGATCCAGTAGAGATTAAGGCACTTAAGGAAACAATAGAGCTGGTAGGTGTGCAGGAGAATCTAGTAGTTAAAAAGATTAACGCAGGGGAAAACGTCGGAGATTATGAAATAATTGCCGGACACAAGAGACACCGTGCAGTAACAGAACTATTGGCAGAGGGTAAGGCGGTATCGTCTTTGCTGCCGTGCAAAGTAGAGAGTGACGCGGACGGTGTTAAGAATGAGTTGATTTTGATATTTACAAATTCTACGCAGAGGGAAAGATCTGACTATTGCAAAATGCAGGAGATCAAAAGAGTACGAGAGTTATTAGAGGAATACTCAAACTATAACAATATGCCCGGAAGAAAGAGAGACATTATAGCCGGGATCCTTAATACATCAAAGAGCACAATAGGTAGATTAGACAACATCAGCCATAATATAATACCGGAATTTCTGGAGGAATACAAAGCGGGCAAGATCTCTACTACTGTAGCCAATGAGATTGCCGGGGCAACGCTGGAGGAGCAGCGCAAAGTGTTAGCAAAATATAAAGAGACTGGTAGCATTAAGGCAAAAGAGGTAGCACAGATTAAGGAACAAGAACAGCAGTTACCCGGACAAGTAAATATCGAAGATTACCAAGGCATTGTGCCGGAGAGTAATAAACCGGAAGAAAGCAAGACAGAACCGCAAGAAATTAAGACAGAAGAAACCGAAACAGAGGACGAGCCCAACACGCAGGTAACAATAACAAGGCAGCAGGACAACACAGACCGAAAAAGCCTTGTTATAGCCGGGCAGATCAATCCCAATAAAGAATATAACGGAATGAGCGTAGCATATTTTATAGACGCTATCACAAATTCCGATCTATTCGATAATGACTTTTGGAGTGATTGGGTAGATCCGGCAACATCAAAACTGGCTCTTATTGAAGAGTATCAAGGTGTAATAACTGACTATGTTGCGAGAACTGGGGAACTGTGCCAAGCAGAAATAATAGACACGGTAACAGTTAAGAGAACCGAGGCGGCAGCAGACGGCGAAATCTGTTTTAAGGAATTTGCAGAACTCGTAGACGCATTGATTTTAACAAAGGTTGTAACCGTTCAGACAGAGGAGATAGACGTACCATATTGGACAAAAGAAACCGCCCGGGAAATAGCAGGGTTAGCAATGTGGGCGACGCCGGAAGAATTGAGCGTATTACAAGACATTGCATTAAAAATGAAAGAGAGGGCGGGCAAATGACACAAAAAGAAAAGAAAGAGGCAAGAGAGGCTATATTATTCCAAGCGCGAATGTACTTAGAGGTATTTGCGTATTTCCAGAAGGAGGTAGGAATTGAGGAAATGGCTCACAGATTAGCGAGTGATTTTTTTAAGGCACAGTATGAGGGGTTTTCAAGAGGAAACAGACCGGATCCAATGCAGTTTCTTTTTTTCCCAAAGGAGGGCAACGAATGATAGAAATTAAGAAAAAAAGATTTTGTTATATATGCAGTCCATATAAAGGATCTGCGCTTAAGCACATTCGTAATGTAAGATATGCAAAGGAAATTACGGAGAGGGCTATAAACGCCGGATTCATACCAATAACACCACACTTGTATTTACCGCAGGTATTAAATGACAGGATCCCGGAGGAACGACAGAAAGGTTTACAGATCGGGCAGGAGTTACTAAATGTATGCGAGGTCGTATTTATTGGTGAAAGATACGGCATAAGCGACGGAATGGCGACAGAAATAGAGTTAGCAAAGAAAAGCAATAAGCAGATATGGAGGTTTGACAATGAGAGATAAGATAATTAACAAGGTTGCACTTATGGCGATTATTGCAATAGCAGTGGGAGTTTTGGTTGCTATATGGTTTGGAATTGTAGGAATAAAGATTGCGGCAAGTGGATTTGTAGTATTTATAGCAGATTGGATATTTACTTGGTGGATCAGAGAGGAGGAAAGCAATGTTAAAGCCAAAAGTAGACGTAAAGAGGTTTGAGGAATACGGTTTTAAGCCCTGCAAGGGAATGGCAAAGGAAAACCAATGTTACTATTTATGTGTGTCTAGGGGCTGCAAAATGCTGTTCGTAAGCCCGGTAATATTCGACGTGAACGATTGGAGAGACGACGACACACGAATACACAAGAAGGCGAATTGCAGATACAGAGACAATAGAACGTATTTAGATATTATCTATGCTCTGATAAAAGCAGATATGCTAGAAAGAGTATTGCCGTAGGAGGATAAGGTATGAACAAAATAAATGGAAATTTTAGAAGTATGAATTGTGGCAATTGTCAATGTAATATATGTCGAAATCAATGTATGCTGTGTTGTGAATGCTATCGCGCAGAATACGCACAAGAAGAATGGCAAGATCTGTATTATCCATATGACAAGAATAGTAAAGACTGCCACGAATTTTAGGAGGAAATCGTATGGCGAAAAATTTAATAACAAGGCAGCAGTATAAAAACATTAAGAAAATGAATCATGTGCAAATGAGCACATTTTATACAAGAGTATGGCAGGACGGATTTAACGACGGTATTAAGGCGGGAAAGAAAAACAAAGCGGCAGCAGTTAAGCCGGGAGATATAGAAAAGGCGATAGCAGGCTTAAAGGGCATTGGAGAGGTAAAATTAAAGGCAATTATGCAGCGGGTTTATAAATTATATGAGGAGGCGAGCAAATGAAAGAACAGAGAGAAAAAGTAGTAAAAACATTACAAAATAAGTTATTTGTAACACCGGAAACAAGAGAGGCGATACACAGAGCAGCAAGCGAGCGTAGCAGCAAGAGGGTAGCAGAAATAGAGCAGGATTTAGAGGAAATATTAGATCAAATGCTAAAAATGACAACGACACAAAGAGTTTCGGCGGGAGAAAACATAATAATATTAACGCCGGAAAGAAGAATAGGAAAGACAACGGCACTTATTAAAATTGCCGCGGAATGGAATATACCAATTATAGCGGCACCACAAGAGAAACAATTTATGATTGAAGAAATCCGGCGCGAATATAGTCACGAAGAAATACAGCTTTTAACGACACGTGAGGCAGAAAGAGCGATAAGAGGCACACAATACAGAGTAGTATTAAAGACAGAGTTAGAGCCAATAGAAAAAGTTAGAGAAATGCTACAAAAAATAGGAATGGAACAAATAACGGTAATAGGATTTGAGGGGGTGTAGCAATGAATATGACGGCAATAGTAATTACGGCTATTATTTGCATAACAATAGCATACATAAGTACACATGGCGACGGAGGCAGCGAGAAAATTCTTGCCGATCGTAAAGAAAGGGGAATGATACATTGAGAAAAAGTAAAATTATTTGCATTGACATTGAAACAACCGGGCTAGATCGAAAAAACGACGAGATCTTGCAGGTGTCAATTATTAACGGCAGAGGCAAAACACTTTACAACTCATACATTAAGCCGGACTACGCGACGGAATGGAAAAAGGCGGAGGCAATCAATAAAATATCTTGGGATTGCGTGAAGTTTGCGCCGGGGATCCTAACGGAAAAAAGAAAGATCGACAAGATCTTAAGAAAAGCCGGGTTAATTATTGGCTACAATCACAAAGGTTTTGATTTGCCGTTTTTGGCAGCTAAAGGCATAGATACCGCGGTAAAGGCGAAGATCTGCGACGTAATGTTAGAATTTGCCTATATCGTAGGCGAGTACGATAAGGAATACGATAGTTATAAGTGGCAAACACTAGCCCATTGTGCCAAGTATTACGGTTACATAAATTATAAGGCGCATGACGCATTAGAGGACGCAAGGGCGACGTTGCACTGCTATTATGCTATACAGAAAGATCGAAAAGGCTTAAAAATGGCGAAAAGAAGAAAGCGAGAGGTGTTAACACGATAATTTTTTGCCGTTGGAATGAATAGGAGGTGCAGAGCGTGAATAAACGACAAGCGAAGAAAGCGTTTAAGAAAAAATATGGAATTAACCCAAGCAAAGCCGCTAAACTATTAAACAAGTTAGATATTAACAAGGTTATGCAGCAGGCGGCAGAGGTAATTAACAAATTCGCAGAGCAGTTACCGGAAAAATTAAGATATTTGCAGGGAAAGGAGGTAAAAGACATTGCAGGCGATATTAAGCGTAGAAGTAAAAAATTCGGACGGCAGAAGGGAAAATAAACGTCTGTTATTCGACACGGAAAAGGCAACAGAGGTATGCGACGTAATTAACGCGTTTGGATATGCAGTACAAACAATATTCTTAAGCCCGGGAGGTTGGCTATTTTTAAGAAATAACAACCTAGAAGAATTAACAATAGCCGACCAAAAGCAAACGCGAGACTACATAGGCAAGAATTACCCGGATAGATACAAAGAAATATTCGGAGAAGTTGAGGAGGCATAACATGAGCGTAACAAAGGAAACAAGAGAAACCATATTAGTAACCATAGACGAGGTATTTAAGAAAATGAATAGTATTTCATGGCTAGACAGACAAAAAGCCATGAAAGACGAGGCATTTAAGAATACAGAGAAAATATTATACTGCTATCAGACGCTTAAAGAACACGTAGCGGACGAGCAGGAATATTTAGACATTGCTTTTCATGGTAAAAGCAAGTCTATTACGTCGTATTGCAAGAATGGATCTACACCAAAAGACGACGATATGATATTAGCAGACCGGCAAGCGTCTTACGAGAGATCCAAGAGCGATATAGAGAGGATAGAAAAAGCGTTAGCAAAAATCAAAGACCGCAAAGGCTATGAGGCTATCGAGATCCGATACCTGCAAAGGAAGAAAACGACCGAGGGCAAACGAGTAACCGAGGAGGTTTACACTTGGGAAGAAATAACGGATATTTTAGCGAATACAGACGGTTACCAGGACAACCTTAACGAAAAGACAGTAAGGAATTACAAGAATACCCTTATTAGAGAAATGGCAGTATTGTTATTTGGATCCGACGCGATATAGGAGGTTGGAGGAATGAACAGAGCAGCTAACAAGGCAGGTAGAAAGGAGTAATAGCAAAGCTCGGTAAACCGGGTTGACCGCCTAAAGGTGAAGAAAGGCGAGAATAAAAGCCCCGCTAATTTGCGTTGGCATAAAAAGCCGGCATTGGGAGCCGTGCGGGGCTATCCATGTTACGAGTTTTGCAACGTGGTGCTATGGAAAAACTCAAAGATTGGCAATTAAAACAACGTCAATCGTTGCCGTTGGAGGCAAAAATACAGTTAACAAGACAAAGAATTATTGATTTTTACGAATATTTCGACGGAGAGGTTTATATATCATTTTCCGGAGGAAAAGACAGTACAGTATTATTAGATATAGCAAGAAAGATATACCCGGACGTAACGGCGGTATTTTGCGATACATGGCTAGAATATCCGGAAGTAAGAGAACACGTAAAAAAATATAAAAAAGTCGTGATCCTAAAGCCGGAAATAAGCATGAGAGAAATTATTAAAAAGTACGGTTGGAATTTTCCAAGTAAAGATGTAGCGGAGTGCATATATTACGCACGGCGCGGCAGCAGTTGGGCTATAAACAAATTGAAAGGAAAAAACAAAGACGGATCAGAAAGCGATTTCAAACAAAGGTATAAAAAATGGGAATATCTTTTAGAGGCACCATTTACGATAAGTGCTAAGTGCTGCAAAGTAATGAAAGAGGATCCTATATTGAAATACGAAAAACGAACCGGGCAAAAACCAATAATGGCGCTAATGGCAGAAGAAAGCGACAGAAGAAAGCAGGCGTATTTAAGAACCGGCTGCAATGCTTTTGAGATAGATAGACCAAACAGTAAGCCAATGGGGTTTTGGACGGAGCAGGACGTATTACAATATTGCAGGATCAATAACATATCATTGCCGAGCATTTACGGACAGATTACGGAAAAAGAAGAACCCGGGCAGATAAAAGGGCAAATGTGTTTAATGACGTTCGAGAGACAGTTAACAACAACAGGAGAACAAAGAACCGGTTGTATGTTTTGCCCGGTAGGCTGCCATTTAGAGAAAGTAAACAAATACGAGAGGTTAAAAGAAACACACCCGCAAATATACGATTATGTAATGAAATCGTATAACGACGACGGGCTAGGATTAGGAGGCGCGCTAGATTGGCTAAAGATAAAGCATTAGAAAGAGAGGATAACGAAAGAATAAGCGAAACAAATATTAACGGTTGCAATAATGGGAGTTATAGCAGAATGGCTAAGAGGTGCAGGGAATGCAACAACAAAGAATATTGCAGCAATAAAAGGTTAGAGGCAGCAGAGGCGATTGGCGAGGCAATGAGAAAGATATACTGCGGCAGCAGGACTTGACAACACGCCCGATTTAACGCCCTAGACATTTCCGTTTAACTACGTTAAAATGTTTACAATGAAATATTGAAAATTACAAATTGCCCCGAGGTATATTTATTTATACCCCGGGGCTTTTGCATTGTTAGGAGGTTTCTATATATGCCCCTACGTAAGTTCTGCGCCCACCCGGGCTGCAACAAGGTAATAGATATAACAAAGACCTACTGCGATAGGCATACAGTTACAAAGGCACAGAAGGATAGAGAATACGACGCCAAGCACAGAGATAGAAAGGCGAAAGCCTTTTACAACTCTAAGGCGTGGCAAATAGTAAGACAAAGGGTATTAACCCTAGACAATCATATAGATCTTTATTTGTACGCAACAGAGCGGCGCATAGTAAAAGCGTCATTGGTACATCACATCATAGAGTACCGCGAGGATCCAAGCAAAGGACTAGATCCGAACAATCTTATTAGCGTGTCCGAAGAAACACACGAAAAGACTATAAAACAAGCGTATGCAAATGAGGAAAGCAAAAGGGAAATGCAAGACCAACTACGAAAAGCGATTAAGGAGTACAGAAACGTTAAGGAGTGAGGGGGGCGGCAAAAAGTTTTAGCCGTTTAGCCCAAGACCGCAGCCCCCCTAAATTTCCGCAAAAACTCCCTAAATGGATCGTTTTTTAGAAAGGAGGCAGGAGGAATGGCACGACCAAAAGAACCGATCGACCTTGTAAAAGCGAAAGGCAGAAAACATTTAACAAAAGCAGAATACGAGCGGAGGAAAAAAGCGGAAGTTACAGCGCCGTGCGACAATGTAACGCCGCCTGCATACCTAACAAAGAAAGAGAAAGAGAAATTTAACGAGATCGCGCGACAGTTAATAGATATTGGCATAATGACAAACCTAGATTGCGACGTTTTGGCGCGTTATGTGCGAGCGGATAGCGAGTATTTGAAACTAACAAAGCAGCTTAACAAAATTAAATTTGTACCGGACAAAAAAAGCGAGACAACAGAGGAGGTACAAATAGACGAGCAGTTAGGGAAATACGGTTATTTGCAAAAATTACAGTTAAAGGCAGCGAAACAATGTAACGAGTGTGCGAGAGAATTAGGCTTAACAATTTCTAGCCGCTGCAAATTGGTAATGCCAAAGACAGAAGAAACACCGCCGGAAAATAAATTCTTGAAACACGCGCTATAATATGGATCGCGTTACAGAATTTGCGAAAGAAAATGTAAAAAATAAAAAAGATTTCGGCGAGGACGCGCGGCTAGCGTTCAAACGTCACATTGACGATCTAGCGCGATCAAAAAAGAATGATCCTAATTTTCCTTATAGGTTTGACGAGGAAAAGGCAGAGGACATTATAGAGTTAGCCAACAAATTAACCATAGCAGAGGGCGAGGGAAACGAACAATTTACCTGCGCCGGGTTCCAAGAGTTTATATTAGGATCCCTTTTTGGTTGGGTGCACAAAGAAACCGGAAAGAGACGTTTTACAGATAGTTACGTACAAGTTGCAAGGCAGCAGGGAAAGAGCGTATTGAATGCAATTTTAGGCATTAAATGTTGTAATTTCGATAATTACAATTACGGTCAGATCTATTGTACGGCGACAAAAGCAGATCAAGCACGAATAGTCCTAAAGGAAATTATCAAATTCATAAACGCAGATAACGACCTAAAGGAATTATTTGATATAAAAGACTACAAAAGCGAGATTACCGGAAAAATAACAAGCACGGTAATTAGAGCATTGGGTAGAGATACACACACCATAGACGGTTTTAGACCGTATCTTGGAATAGTAGACGAGTACCACGCACATAAAGATAACCAAATGTATAAGTTGCTTAAGGGTGGTACAAGAAAATTAAAACAATCGTTAATATCAGTTATCACGACCGCGGGATTTAATCTAAATGCGCCGTGCTATGACTTGTATAAATATTGCCGCCGTGTATTACGTGGAATTGACGTAAACGAGCGGCAATTTATTTATATAGCCCAAATGGACGAGAAAGACGACATTTGGGATCCTAAAAATTGGATAAAATGCTGCCCGCTAACCGGCAAAGATCCGGAGTTGGTAGCAGCAATGCAAGAGGACGCCCGAAAAGCACAGAGCATGGGCGGCGCAGAATTGCGCGATTTTCTCACAAAAGCCCTAAATATATGGGTAACAAATGCAGAAACCGCCTTTTTAGACCTTGCAGAATGGGAAAAATGCGGCAGCGAGAGAGATTTAAGCGACTTTGCGGGAAAGCAAGTTATAGTCGGCTTGGATTTATCGAGCGGCGGCGACCTAACAAGCTATTGTTTGGAGTTCCCATACGAGGACGAAGAAACCGGAGACCGCAAGTATTTTCTACATAGTCATTCATTCATGCCAAGCCATAGGCTACAAGAACACATGGACTTAGAGGACAACGCACCGTATGTTATATGGCAGCAACAAGGCTTGTTAACAGTAACGACAGCAGCAGGAGGCATTAAGACAGACTACAAGACGATATTAAGCAGCCTGCACGATATTGTAGACAAATACCAATTAGACGTTATGGTGATCGGCTACGATCCGCATAACGCAAGCGCGTTTTTGCTAGATTTAGAGGATTTCGGTTGCGATCTGATAGAAATTAAGCAGAGCGCAAGAAGTCTTAACGACGCAACGATAGATTTTCAACTAGAGGTAAAAGCACACAACATGGAATATAACAAAGGAAACGTTTTATTAACGCGATCCATGAATGACGCTATCATATCCGAGCCGAACAGTTTCGGAGAGATAAAAATAGACAAAATGTTACAGAAAAACCGTATTGATCCGTGCGACGCTGCAATTTGCGCCCATAAAATCGCAATGGGAGCAGACCTAGAAACGGTAGATATTAACGACGCAGTAGGCGCATTTTTGGAAATGTACGAATAAAAGGCAGGTGTAAAAATGAATTTTTTTGATGTGATCGGTTCAAAAGCAAAGAAAGAACCGCAAAACAGAACAACAGTAGCGCTAAACGACGAGAAATTATTAGAATGGTTAGGCGTTACGGCGCCTTTTAATCGTCCAATTTCGGAGATAACGTATTTTACGTGTTTAAAAATGCTTTCGGAGACAGTAGGGAAAATGCCTATTAAGTTTTACGCGAAAGGTAGAAAAGAGGCAGAGCCAAACAGCGCGTTTTATCTATTGAAGTATAGACCTAACCCACAAATGACGCCTACGACGTTTTGGACGGCGGTAGAAAACAATAGAAATCATTTTGGAAACGCTTATGTGTGGATCCAAGCGGAATTTAACAAGATGAAATACGGAGGCGACTACAAAATAAAAAGTCTATGGGTTATGCCGTCAAACGACGTAACGGTAATAGTAGACGACAAAGGTATATTCGGAGGAAAAGGAAAACTTTACTATTGGTATACGGATAAATACAGCGGAGAAAGTTACTTTTTTCCGGAATACGAAGTAATGCACTTTAAGACGTCAACAACATTTGACGGAATAACAGGCGAAAGCGTCCGCAGCATTCTTAAGGCAACAATAGACGGAGCGTTAGCGTCGCAGAATTTCAAGAATAAATTGTACGAGGGCGGACTAACCGCACGCGCGGCATTGCAATATACCGGAGATTTGGAGCCGAAGAAAGAAAAAGCATTGATCGCAAAGTTTGAAAAATACGCAACCGGAGTTAATAACGCGGGGAAATTTATACCGGTTCCAATAGGCATGAAGATAGAGCCGTTAAGCATAAGCCTAACGGATAGTCAATACTACGAGTTATCGAAATATACCGCGCTACAAATAGCCGGAGCGTTCGGAATTAAGCCGAACCAAATTAACGATTACGAGAAAAGCAGTTATAGCAATTCAGAAATGCAACAACTTTCTTTCTATGTTGATACAGAATTATATATTTTGAAACAATACGAGGAAGAAATTAACTATAAGTTGTTGGATCCGTCAGAGATCGAGCAGGGCTTGTATTTCAAGTTTAACGAAAACGTGATTTTGAGAACAGACACAAAGAGCCAAGCAGAAATCTTAAGCAAATATGTGCAGAATGGCATAAGAACGCCAAACGAGGCGCGAACATTGCTAGACGCACCGGACAAAGAGGGCGGAGACGACCTAATGTGCAATGGGAATTACATTAAGTTGACACAATTAGGGGCAAATTACGGCAAGAAAGGAGGAGCAGACTAAATGGCATTATTTAAGTTGACAAAGCGCGACCGCAACAACAAGCTACGAGAGGTTGGATCTATTGAGATCAGAAACCAAACGGACGAGAGCGCGGATCTTTGCTTTTTCGGCGACATCAATAGCGAGAGTTTAGGAGAGTGGCAAAAGTATTATCCCGAGGATAAAGCGCCGTCCGACGTTAAAGATTTCTTGGATCAATTAGAGAATGTATCGAAAATTAACGTACATATCAATAGCGGCGGCGGATCGGTATTTGGCGGGATTGCCATTTACAATATGCTTAAGCGTTTCGACGCCGAAATAACAGTTTACGTAGAGGGATTGGCGGCTAGTATTGCGTCAGTGATCGCAATGGCAGGCGACAAAATCGTTATCCCGGCTAACGCGCAAATGATGATCCACAAACCAAGTAGTATTGCGTGGGGGAATGCCGACGAAATGCGAAAAGAGGCAGACATATTGGACGGTTGCCAAAAGGTTATATTAAATACCTATATGCAGCACGTCAAAGAGGGCGTTACAGAGGACACAATTAACGATCTTATCAATGCCGAGACTTGGAAAAATGGCGTAGAATGGCAAGAATATTTTGACATTGAGGTATCAGAAAGCAGCCAAGCAGTAGCGGCGGCAAGCGATTTTTACGACGCTTATAAGCATACGCCGAAAAATTTAGCAGCCAAACAAGAAACGGACGAGAAATTGACGGCAGAAAAAATAGCAGCAGCGGTAATTAGCGCAATTAAAGACAATTTTACCGGAGAGGAACCGCAGGAGCCGGAAAACGACTTAGAACGCAAGAAAGCGGAGATATTAGAAGATTTGGACTACATCTAAGTCTTAAATAAATACAATCTTTTCACAAGGAGGAAACGAAAACATGAGTAAGGAAATGAGAGAATTACTTAGCAAGATCAATGCAAAAAAAGCAGAGATCAAGGCACTTGTAGCGGACGGAAAGATCGAGGACGCAACAAGCGCAAAAGAGGAGTTAAAGGATTTACAGAAATCGTTTGATATTCTTGTAGATCTTGACGACGACGACGCGCAGAACGCGCAGCAGCAGGCGCAGCAGGGAACGGCACAGACAGCAGCAGGGGAGAAAAACGGACTTGCAAAGCAGGTAAAGGCATTTACAAATGCTATTAAGGCTGCATGGAAGAAAACGGACATTTCCCCGGAGGATAAAGGGATCCTTAACGCTATGTCGGAGGGCAGCGACGAGGACGGCGGCTTGACAGTGCCAAAAGATATTAAAACAAAAATTAAAGAATTGAGACGTAGCGAGGACGCATTAGAAACATTGGTTAATGTAGAACACGTTACTACCAATTCCGGATCGCGCGTTATCGAACGCGAGGCAGATCAGACACCATTCGACAATGTGGACGAGGCGGCAGAGTTCCCGGACGTTTCAACACCACAATTTGAGAATATAGATTACAAGATCAAGAAAAAAGGCGGCATTCTTAAGGTAACACAGGAATTGTTAAGCGATACCGCAGAAAACATTATGAATTACCTTAAGAAGTGGATTGTGAAGAAAGCAAAGGCAACGCGTAACTTTATGATTATTGCAAAGATCAAAGAGATTTGTAAGGGATCAGAAGTTACAGTAACCGGATTAGACAACCTTAAGGATATTTTTAATGTAATGCTTGATCCTGCTATCGCATTAGGCGCTGTTGTGGTAACTAATCAGAGCGGTTTTAACTTCTTGGATAAGTTAAAAGACGAAAAAGGCAATTACATTTTACAGAAAGATCCGACGCAGCCAACAAAAAGATTGTTATTTGGTGTTTATCCGGTGAAAGTATTATCAAACAAAACGTTACAGAATATCGACGGAAAGGCGCCGATTATTTGCGGAGATCTCAAAGAGGCAATTACTATTTTTGATCGCGAAACACTCACTATTGATATTTCCAATCTTGCAGCGGGAATGTGGGAAAGAGATCAGACCGGAATTAAGGTTAGAGAACGTTTAGACATTCAGACAGTAGACGCAGACGCGGTAGTTATGGGATTGGCTACCGTATCAACAACCGGAACAGATCTTAACGGCGACGGAGTACCGGACGACATTAACGGCGACGGAGAGTACAACGAGAAAGAGTTAAACAAACTCACAAAAGCGGAGATCTTAGCGTTAGCAAAAACAAAGTCTTACACAATGACAAAGACAGAGCAAGATACTAAGGCGGATATTATCGCAGAGTTTTTAACACAGCAGGCAGGCTAAAAAGTGCCCGATTAGGGCACTTTTTATTATGCAATAAAGCGAGGTAGAAAAATGATATTAACACTTGACGAGGTTAAAAACCACTTAAGAGTAGATCTTGACGAGGACGACGGACTTATTAAAAATCTGATAATTGCCGCGCAGCAGTATTTAGAAAATGCCACCGGAAAAGAATACCCGGAAACCGATAGCGAGGGAAAAGAAATAGATTATAGCTTAGAAAAAGTGTATCTAAACTTGCTAATCGCGTATTGGTACGAAAACCGAGGGGCAACGAGTTCTAACAAGGTGAACTGTATTCTGTAAGGTATATAGCATAAAAAACAACCAAATTTCGGACTATTCAACCATATACAAATCGAAGTACAAAGTATCATTTTCTTTATTATACTCAATTTTATGACAAATCGACCGAATTGCTTCTGATTTTTTTGCAGGTTCGCAGTCACTTTCAAGAGTATCAATTACAATTTTAATGTTGTCAAGAATAGTATGCTTGGGCTGTTGTTTATCCCTCATGGCCTTTTTGGGTACCAACTGCTTTTCAATCTCGCGACGCTTACGGTCAATTATTTTTTTGTTGGATTTGTACTCATCCAAACTGTCAATACCATCGATGTAGGCCATCTTGATACGTTCCATTTTTTTGTCCAAGTCGCGAAGTTCATCTTGCAGTAATTTTGTGTTTGTTTCAAGTGTGTTTGCCGGAATCTTTTCATAATCAATTTTATCAGCAAGCAACAAATTTTTCAAACCCTCTAAGACATATTGTTCTGCTTTTTTCGCATTTAAGTAATTTGACGTGCTACACGTTCC